TATCTCAGTATTCAGATAATACTAAAAATCTTTTGTTTGCAGGTACATTTTCGCACCACAGAGTAGTTTCTTCTAGAGACCCTAATAAGAGTAAAGAATTCCTCACAAAGACACTGCTTATTATACAAGACTTGGCTATTGTAAAAGAGAGATTATTGGCTCATCCAAAAGCGCAGCAGGTTTTGACAGCATTTGGCCTATCGTTGCTGACGGATAAAGAGACTGCTTTAAAAATAGGACGGTACGCTTCACAATCACCTAAAGGAGATGGACCAGAGTTAGGTGAGGATCAAGAGATGGAGCGTTTAATATATGATATATATACAGGATGGAATGATTTCGTGCATTGCTTAATCCCAATCCAAACTTTAATGATTCCGAAAGAAGTAATCGAAGAGAAGCCCTTTGATGATAAATTGACTATCGAATTGGATTATCGTGATTCATACCCACAAACGCGCACACTGTCAGGTGTATTAGACAACATAACAAAGCTTTACGAAGCCTTTGCGGTTGCTAGTGGACATGATGAATTCCCTCCTTTAGTTGTTATTTTTGCAGGTAGCGGTTCAGATTTTCGTTTTGACTTGAAAGGCCTCGGGGAGCCAATTAAACAACTAAAGGCAATTTTTGTTGATGCATGGAGGTTGATTCGTCATAGAAAGGCAGATGACTTCCAAAAAAATGGTAAAGCTATTATTGATGGCCTCAATATCTTAGATAGAATCGAGTCAAGTAAAAGAAAGAAGGTGCTACACCCAGAAGAAGCAAACAGACTTAAGCTACACATAGGCCGAGCCATGTTAGGTTTATTAGAAGCCGGAGCAATGCCACGTGAGGTTCCCGATACCGAGCCTGTTCAAAATCGAGAATTAATGAACGGGATTCACCAGAGGCTATTATCGCCAGCACCGACGGAAGACGAAAAAAAAGACGGAGCCAGCAAAAAGAAGTCAAATAAAACAAAGCATGGTAAGAAAAAATCTGATAATTCTTTAGATGAGTCTGACAGATAGATACGTCTCACCTCATATCTATCTTACGCTGAACAGTCCCGTTACCAAGTACGCAACGTTCAGTCTTGAGTTAAGACATTAACAGGGCGGAGGTTCAGAGGCTCCGCCCTGTTAATCTTTGGAATGATTGTTTTTCTCTTTCCGTCATTGCCCCTCAATATTTGCGGCTGGCAATTCTACTTAACCTTTCACTTTTCTGCGTGTCTCCGCAATCTTATACGCAATCTCTTCCGCTTGAGCTTCCGCCCCGATAGCCGTCAATGCACGGGCTATCCACACTCCGGCGTCAGGTCGTTCCAATAGCTCCCAAACCGCTACGTTAAGATAGCGTGCGGCTCTTACTACTCCGTACCAGCCGGGGATTGAGCCTGACTCTCCACCTGTTCCGAGGTAGTTTGCGAGTTCGGCTCTTTCGGAGGGTTTCCCTGTAACAAAGCGATGATCGCTTCCCCTGACTGAGCAAGAAATGTCATCGGCAATTTTCTGAGCGTTTCTATATCAGTGCCGAGCATCTTACCTTTAAGCACGATGTCCCACGCCTTAACGGTATTGCTGATGATGTGTTGCAGAGCTTCGGCTTCTGATTTCTCGCTGGCCGACTGGATAGCTTCAATCAGGTCAGGAGTGACACGCTCAATATAAACTTTCTGATTGACAACGAAAGTTTGAGTTGACCCTTTAGGTACGTATGTGAAAGGCGCGTCAACTACAAGATCAAATATATTTGCGATGTCGAGCACTGAGGTAAGTGCCGCTGTTTTTCTGTTTGCCATGATGGAAATGAATACTCCTCTGCGAAGGCCCCTCTCTCCCTGCAGGATCGGTTTGTGGGAGACCAACCCGGGCGAGAGAAAGGGGCATCAGTTCAAGACTGGGGTGAGGACAAGCGGATAGATGGCTATCTGGCTTTGAAAGCCAGATAGGTTTTAGTAGACGGTGGGCGTGGGCGCGCCGGTGACTCTCAGTTCAGCGGTGAACTTGTTGACAGCGCCGATGCTTGAGGGCGGCTCGTACTTCGTCAGGATACAGTTGCCGGTGGTCTTCGGGTTGCCGGTCGTGGAACCGATGGGGCCGTGCTCGAAAGCCATCCCGACGCCACCGTTGTCCTGACCGAGAAGACCCATGAAATGCGTTTCGATTGCCGCATCCCAGAATCCTTCGATTGCTATGGTGCCATCGGTGAGACCGGCGACATGTTTCTTGGCGCCGCTTGTCCCGAAGGCGGAGGCTTCCAGGTCATCTGCTGACCAGGAGGGCTTGACGCTTGAGAGCTTGGCGCTGATATCTGTGGCTGTGCCGGGCACGCCGACTGTGCCGAGTTTGAAAACGACGTTCTTTGCTACTGTTGTTGCCATTACTGAGCTGCTCCTTGTGAGAAGAAGTGATTAAAGGATGGGGTGAGGATTGCTCTTCACATGAAAAAGTTTATCGGCGCGCGAATGCGACGACCGGGGTGAGCGCGGTGGTGCCCGAGACAAGCGTGCACTGTGCGCGCAGGTACCTGTTTACCGTGCCGGTGACCTCGATGCGCTGCGCGCCTGCGGCGAGCGCTCTGTTCGAGACGTTTACAAATGTGACCAGATCAACCCACGTGGAGTTATCAACCGAGTGTTGAATCTTCACGGTCCAGACGGCAACCGTATCGGTCTTCGCCGTGACATGGAGATGTCCGACGCCGCCGTTACTCGATAGCACGGCGTTATCAACTGCGGTGTTATTAGCGGTCGCTGTCTCCGAGGTCAGTCCGTGCAGCACTATTCCTGCTTCGAGTCCGCCCTGCTCGTTCGAGAGTTCGGCGGCCACGATAACGAGCTGCCCGATGGAGGTGTTGACTTCATACTTCGGGCGATTGGCGGATTGCAGCTTCGCCACAAGACCGATTGCGGCGAGGCCTGCGGGCGCGTAGGTCACAATCGCAGGCGGGGTGAGCGCGAGGCCGAGGATATTGTCGATCTTATCGGAGTTCACCGAATCGGCATCGAATAGCCCCTCGCACGCGAGAGAGCCATCAACGAGGCCGGCGGCATGCCGCTTGGCATTGCTTGTCCCGAAAGTTGAAGCGTCGAGGTCGTCCACCTGGTGCGACGGCTTGATTGATTTGAAGGCCGATGAGATGTCGTACTGGTTGACGATGAGCCTGACATCCCTGGCGACTGTTGTTCCCATTATGAGTGTGCTCCTTCAGGTGAGGGGGGCGGATTCTCTGCGATGACCGGCGGATTGTGAGCGAGAAGGGCCTGCGCGACAGCAACGGGCAGCGTGATGTTCTGCTCGCCCGCCTCGTGGCGCCTGTTATCTTTGCCGTAGTTGAAACCGATGAGGACGCGATAGCGAGCCTGGGGTTGTTTCTTCATCATAGTCGTTATTCTCTTCTCGAAAAATGCTTACCCTGCTGATACCTTCACGCTCCACATGCTGCCCTTGTGGCGATAGATCTCCTGGACCTCATAGGTCGAGTAATCTATGTCGCATCTGAAGCGGCACCAGAGGAGAATTTTGCCGGTGATGGAGAGCGCGGCGTCCTGCATCAGGGTCTTTAACCTCTTGGCCGCATCTTCGGCATCCGCTGAGGACATATTCTTGTCAACGATCCGGGCGGCGATGACGGTTGATTCATCGGATGGGACGCTTGTCCCGAAACTGTAATTAGGAAGAGCAGGCGACTGAACCTGGACAACGCAGTAAGGATAATCGCTCCCCTCGGGGGCGATATCTTCGTAGACATCCGAGACGAGAGTCATCAGGCCGCCCGCCTGGGTATCAGCCTGCAACTTCTTTCTGAATGCTTCGGAGACTTCGCTCATGTCAATCAACCAGGTGGCGGCCCGCATCCATGAATTCTTCCCGGTGTTTCTCCGCCGCCGGAACAAATGATGGGCGCGCGGCCATCCTGTCGGTCCCTAATTCAAGTCCCACAATTTTGGGATCATCGGAACCGACGACCCGGGTAAGTTTCCCGGTCACTTCCGTGCGAATGCTTTTCACCAGGTCTTTCGAGTCAATGGCCGGCGCTTCGCCTGGAGCGGACGCCTGGTGCGTTTTTCCACTTCCGCGACTATAGACGCGGCCTGACTTCGCTTCGGTCATGCTGGTCTTGATCTCAACCTCGATGTCGAGGGCTGTTTTCTCAACCAGGTCTTCCGCTCTTCGGTGGGTTTCACTCCGGATCTGATCGAGATTACTTTTGAGGCTTGTCCTGATCATCCTTTAAGAGTTCCTATCACCTCGATCACGACACCCATCTGCTGCAGGACATGGCTGACTTCAAAGGTGCGAGCCGGTTCCGACCCTCTCGCCAGCACCTTGATCCTGTCTTTACCCTTCACGTCAGTTCCGGCCGGCAGCGTGACTCTGTAAATCGTAAAACCAGCCGGAGCCGACGCGATGAGCTGGTCGCTGCCTTTGAGAGGTTCATAGAGGCAACTGATGGGCGTGCTATTAACCGCACTGTAGTCGGCAGACTTGCCTCCGCGCCCGTCATCCACGAGACCGGGGCGCTCGATATTGCAGAGGTCCGGTGCCTGCGTGTTGAGGATGTCGGTAACGACTGTGCGGAGGTCGTCAAAGAGTGCCATGAGGTTAGCCGAAGGAGAGGGGCGCAAAGGAGCGCGCCATGTTCAGACAATGCTCGTGAATCTGCTCGCGGGAGAATCCAAGGCTGCCAAGCTTCATCGTGAAGTTATTCGAGCACTTTTCCGCTTTAAGCATCCATGCCTCGTGCGCGGCGGCGCGCACGTCGTAGATATTGGTGAAATCAGGACCGCATTCAGCCCAGGTGAGCTGCGGGTCTGAGGTCCCGTCCCGGACGATAGCGGCCTGGCGTTTCGGCCACACGGGTTCGTTAGGAGATGATGTGCCAGCTTGCACGCAGCGGTACCTGAGACCGTTTCGCACAATCGGAAGCACCGTTTGGCCGTAGACGTATGCGGTGTTAGCAACCCACGTAGTTGCGCGCCTGCGCTTGTCAAGGATCGTCTCCAGCTCGGAGCTTGTGCTGCCCGTCGAAAGCACCGGCTCAACCGCGGGCTGAACAAACTGCGTGAGACGGGCGAGAGCTGCTGTTCTGTCGGTCGTGTCGCTCACTAATGATTGCCTCCGACAGTCTCGATGCGCTTGATGTGTGGCGCCTGGACATCGGGAATCTCCGCGCCCTTCTGAACTGGAGCGAACGCTTCACTGTGGAGCACGACTGTGAAACAGTGGCGCGGCGGATCGTAAAACGCGCTGACTATCTGGGCATCAGCGGGAAGAGGATTGGCGACTACTTCAAACCAGCCGGAAGAGAACAAGAGGAATATCTCAGGCGTGATGCTAAAGCGTGCAAGCCTGCGAGCATCTGCTTCGCTGGCTTTCGCTTCGGCCACTTGTCTTTGTGAAGCCTCAAGATTCCTGGCGTTAAAATCCCCATGCACCTTTTGATAGCGTGGATCCTTCCACATGCAGGGGTCGCATAGAACAGTCTCGCCGGGGTTGGCGTATTTGTCCCAGCCTGCGGGTGAGTCAGTCGGGCGCACATCGTAAAAGCCGCCGGTGAAGTCTTCACCGCGCACGCCTTCGATGTTTGTTTTACAGCGTGAGCATGTGACGTGGATGGTATCCATGATTAACCCTTCGACTTGTCGCTCTTAACAGATTTGTTCTCGGCTGGTTTGACAGCCTTGGTCTGGGGAGCGGCTTTCACCGATTTGTTTTCTGCTTGCTGTTGCATGACGTTACCAGCGGGCGTGCGCACGAACTGGCCGTCGGCGAGCTGCATCTCGACCGATTCGCCGCGCATGCGAAGAACTGTGGCCGAGATCTGCACCGCGTCGCCCGCGTTAAAGAGTTCTTTGGTTTTTTCTCGTTGCATGGGTAATGAAGGGAAGGGCTGGGGGCGGATTGCTCCGCCCACCAGATCGCGCTCCTACGCGTGGCAGGTGCGCAAAATTAGACCGTGACGACAGCGTTGTCCTGCGCGACCGGCGCATTGCGCGGGTTGAACAGATTGAAACCACCAAACGCTACGCCCGCTGCTGAACCGCCCGCGCCCGTATGCACGAGACGCAGATAACGCCTGCGCTTCGACAGGTTGATATTCATCACCTGGATCTTGGCGCCGCCTACGGTCGTCGCCTGCGCGAAGGTCGCACCGGTGACATCAGCGAAGCTGGAGTTATCAGCAGAATCCTGCAGTTTGCAGTCAGAGGTCGTGCCCGTACCCGAAGGGGCGGAATCGAAAATGGCTTCCGCCCTCTCGAAGCCGAGGCAATCAACGCCGGCGCCGTTATTGGCAGCCGCCGTGATCGCTGTGAGGACAGAGCGCTTGGTCAAAACGCTGTCGCTCGGAGTGTGGATGTTCATCGAATAAATTCTCCTGTTAAGGTTTGCACGCTTGAACGCGGAAACTGGGTGAGGCTTTGGGGAGAAGCTGCCCGGGCTGCAGGGCCATACCATGACAGCCCGGCGCTTCATTTAATTAGCTCGCAAGCTCTAGCCAGCGCTCTAGGTGCTGACCTTCTGGATCTTCAGTCTCCAGTCTTCAACGACCTGTCCGCCGAAGCGCACGCGGCCGAGGAGCACGACCTGGTTCTCCTCCGCATAACGCTCTTTCAGCACCTGGATGCTGAAGCCGATGCGGTTGACCAGGTAGTAGCCACGGAAGTCACCGAAGATGATCGGATAGGCGTTGGCGGCCACATCCGGCATCATCGCGCTGTAGATGTACGGATAACCGCACAGCTCCTTCGGACGCGCGCCAGCGAGACCGTTGTCCTGATCGCCGTAGCCGAAGAGATATCGGTTCTGGCTGTCCTTGAGCTTGGCGATAGCGCGTCCCGTGCTCGTCTTGTTCAGAAGCATGCGGGCGTTCTCGTCGTACTGCTCAGGCAGCGTGTAGACGAGATCCCAGAGGCCGTCACCGAGAAGCGCGGTACCGGAACCGCTGACCACGATATCGGGCTGGTTGGCACTGCCAGGGCTCAACAGGATGCCTGAGGGCTGGCCGATGCCGCTGCCGTTGATGATCATGTCATCCTTGAGCAGGCCGACCGTCTCCTGGAACTTACCACTTGCCCACGAAACCATCGGGAAAGCCGAGTCCTCGATCATGTCGAGCGTCAGAGGCAAGCTCATCATCGCCGTGTGGATCGGGATACGAACCTGGCCGAAGGCCGGATCGGTGACGCGGTGCTGCGTGTTGCTGGTCGGGTTCTCGCCCGTCCAGGTAACGCGCATGCCGGTCGTGTACTTGTTGTCCGTCGTGTAATTGACCTTCGAGATCGAGAGATTGTCGCGGCTCGTTTGCAGCGTCTCGACGAGACCTGCGACGCGGGTCGGGGTCGGCTTCTTGTCGATGATCGTGCTCAGCACATCCTCGGGGACGAGGAACCCGCCCGAAGCGTCAACGCCTTCCTGCAGCGTTTTGACTTCGCCGCCGGAGAGACCGTTCACGCCCTTGCGCATGTAGTTCTTGAAAGCGCGCTTGTAATCAATCGAAGAGATGGACTCGAGCTGCTTGCGGCTAAGACCAAGTTCGCCCTCTTCATAGATGGTGGCCATCGTCTTTTTATCAATGACGGTCTCGCCAGCAGGGTTGAAGCCCTGGTTCTTGACTTCGCCAGTGGTGCCGGCATCATGACGCAGGTTGACGGGATCGCCGGTGAGCGCATCAACATAACGTGCGTTCTCATCCGCGTCCTTTTCGAGCGTGACGGCTTCATCATGCGAAGCGCGCAGGCCTTTAATCTCGGTGTTGAGTTCCTTGACTTGGGTGGCTTCCGTTTCCGTGAGAGTTTCTTTCGCCATCAGTTCGGAGAAGGCTTTGCCCTTCTCAACGATCTCTGCGGCGAGCTTTTGACTTCTTGTCATAAAGAATCCTTTGTGAGTAGAGGCCGCTTGGGGTGTGCGCGTGAGGCGCTTTTCGGTTGGGCGGCTGGGTTGGTGGGTTGAGCGGCGTTTTCTAAGCAATGCTGATTGCGCCGCTGCAGGTATTGAGGCGAGCCTTAAATATCCATCAGAGTTTCAAACTCTAATTTGAGTTTGCGCACTTCATCAGCGCTGGCCATCTTCTCTTTCGGTTA